CACTCCCCTTTTCACTATCTGAACAAAGCCAACTCAAAAACACGCATTTTGGAGCCTTTTCTGCATAGTCAGGAGAGCTTTTGATTAAATACAGCGTGAACAGAGCCCGGCGATGTTCAATGTAACAAGGAGAGCAACCAATGAAAACGGTAGACCTGAGCAAGGTTCTCGAAATGCTCATCAATGGCGAGCATGGCGAGGCTACTGGTCTTCTTCATGAGTGGTTCGTGGATCGCAGCAAGCAGATCCATGAAGGACTTATGACTGAAGATACATCGCTTTCCCAGGACATCGAGGATGACCAGGAAGCAATCAAGTCCGAGGAGTTCTACGGCGAAGCAGACGAAGATGCGGATGCGGAAGGCGAAGAAGAACTAGACGGCGACGTTGATGCAGATGTCGAAGGCGACATTGATGCAGACGCAGACGTTGATGGCGGCGAGTTCGAAGGCCCAGAAGAAGTTTCAGCTGAAGAGGCCCTCGGCGACACCATCGAATCCCTAGAAGATACGATTTTGCGTCTCAAGGCAGAATTTGCAGCAATCACCGGTGACGAAGTTGTTGGTGACGAAGTTGCAGGCGATGATATGAATGCGAATTTCGGCGACGACGAGGCAGAGCCAGTTGGCGCAGAAGCAGACATGGGGCCAACTGAAGAGAACTTTGCTTTTGAATCGGAAGAGTCCGATGACGATGCAGAAGAAGTGTCTGAGTCGGAAGACGACTTCGCTGATCTCGAAGAGAGCTGGACACTAGAGCCAGTCAAGGATCCAAACCTCAATGGCGGTAAGGAAATCGGTGCAGATGGCGCTAAGGTCCACCTGAACGATAAGTCGCCACTCCCAGAGCACGATGCGGATGCCCGCGTTGGTGGTAAGGCTGTTGAAATCAAGAGCGATCATCACGAAGGTCACGAGCGCGAAGCTGCTCCAGAGGTCAAGGCTAAGCCACTCCTCAAGAACCAGGTAAAGCACGCAACCGACGGTCGTACCAAGGTCAGCAAGGAAGGCGATAAGTCTGCCAAGCTGAACTCGAAGGACGGTTTTGGTTCGGATTCGCCAAAGAGCCCCATTGGTCAGGCAACTGATCTTCGTGGTTCGGACTTCAAGAGGAAGTAAGCATCATGGCATTGGTACTCACCGAAAAGATGAACTTTGACGAAGCCAAGTGCGTCGTTGAGGAGGGCGCAGAAGGCGCAAATGGCAAGCCCAAGGACTTGTTCATGCGTGGTATCTTCGTCCAGGGTGGAACCAAGAACCATAACCAGCGTGTCTATCCCGTCAACGAAATTCGTATGGCAGTGGATAGCATCAATGACACCCTGCGTAGGGGCGAGAGCGTTCTCGGCGAAGCCGACCATCCAGAAGAGCTGAACATCAACATCGACCGTGTCAGTCATATGATCACCGAGATGTACATGGACGGTCCAAATGGTATGGGCAAGCTCAAGATCCTACCTACTCCAATGGGCAACATCGTTCGCACTCTACTTGAAAACAGTGTGAAGCTTGGTGTTAGCTCTCGTGGTTCCGGTAACGTCGACGATAGCGGTAATGTCTCGGATTTCGAGATTGTTACTGTTGATATCGTGGCACGTCCATCGGCTCCAGAGGCTTATCCCAAGGCCGTCTACGAAGCACTAAATATGCGACGTCGCGGAGCAGTCATTGAAGACCTGGCACATGCCGTGAAGCATGATCCGAAGGCACAGGGGCATCTTGCCAAAGAGCTTCTGAACTGGATCAACAACCTAAAAGCCTAAGGAGTGGTCCAATGAATAATGGATTGAATGGACTTCTAGAAAGCGGTCTCCTCAATGAGGAAACTAAGACTGCTCTTGAAGAAGCCTGGAATGTAAAGCTGGACGAGGTCCGTGCTTCTCTCCGCGAGGAAGTTGAAGTTCAGGTCCGCGAAGAGTTTACTGCTCGTTTCGAGCAGGACAAGAACGACCTAGTTGAAGCAATGGACAACATGCTCACCGACGCTGTCAAGCAGCACGCGGTTGAGTCAGTTGCAGCTACCAAGGCGCTCAACGAGGAACGCACTAAGCTAACCCACGCCATCAAGGAAGCACGCGCTTCTTACAAGGCCAAGACTGCACAACACCTTCAGGTAATTGAGCAGTTTGTAATGGGTCAGCTGGCTGAAGAGCTCAAGGAGCTCAAGGTCGACCACGTAGCAATGCAGGAGCAGCGCGTTAAGCTGGCAAAGGAAATCTCGGAAGCAAAAGCTTCTTATGATATCCAGCTGGCAGAGCACGCAGACAAGCTTCAGCAGTTTGTGATGACCAAGCTCTCGGAAGAGATTGGCTCGGTCAAGGCACAGGAAAAGGCACTTGCAGAGCAGAACGTTCTGAATGCCAAGAAGCTGCGTGAACATCGCATCCAGATGAATGAGCAGACTGCTGCTCGCATTAACAAGCTCGAGAACTTTGTCCTCGAGAACTTGAACAAGGAAATCGGTGAACTCAACGAAGACAGGAACGCTCTTGTTGAAGCTAAGGTTCGACTGGTTGCTGAGAGCAAGGCAAAGCTGGAAGAGACCAAGAAGGCATTCATCGCTCGCGCAAGCAAGCTGGTTGAAACGACCATCGAATCTCAGATCACCAGCGAGCTGACTCAGCTAAAGGAAGACATTCAGGAAGCCCGCAACAATATGTTCGGTCGTCGACTGTTTGAGGCTTTCTCTGCCGAGTTCATGACCAGCTACCTCAGTGAAGGTTCGGAAGTTCGTAAGTTGCAATCGCAGCTTCAGGAGTCCGCAGCTCAGCTGGAGGAAGCAAACAAGATTCTGGCCGAGAGCAAGGCAGAAGTCCAGACCAGCGCACGTCGCGCAAAGCTGGCTGAAGAGCGTGCTCAGCGAGTCCAGATTAAGAACGAACTTCTCTCCCCACTAAGTAAGGAGAAGAGGAACGTGATGGAAGAATTGCTTGATACCGTGAAGACGGCAAATCTCAAGGAAGCTTTCCAGAAGTACCTTCCAACTGTCCTCAATGAGGGCATGAGGAGCAACCAGGGTCGTCGTGTGCTTGCAGAAGCCGCCGAACCTAAAAAGACGGTAGCTGTAACAGGCAACCGCGTCAACCCACTTGCTGAATCTGCCCGCGCGGAGGATGTTGCTGCAACTAAGTCTCAGACTGAGATTGCAGAACTACGCCGACTGGCTGGAATTGAAGAATAAGGAGTAACTTACCAATGACTAAGCTGTTCGAAAGCAATTGGAAGGCCACCAAGGACGCTCTCTGCGAGGGTCGTGACCTTCTAGTAAACATGGATGGTTCGCTGAACCCCAACAAGAAGAAGGTTATGGAGACTGTTCTAGAGAACACTCGCCAGGACCTAATGCGCCGCAACCCTCTGATGGAAACTGCTTCCGTCGGTGGTACTGCTTCGGGTAACGTCGCAACGATGAACAAGGTTATCCTTCCAGTTCTTCGTCGCGTTATGCCAACCGTTATTGCAAACGAGATCATCGGCGTTCAGCCAATGACCGGTCCAGTTGCACAGATCCACACTCTGCGCGTTCGCTACGCTGACAACGCTGCTGGCGTTTCGGCTGGTTCGGAAGCACTGAGCCCATACGAGATTGCACAGGCATACTCGGGTAACGGTCTGACCAACGACGTTCGCGCACGTGGCGCCGCTGCAACTGCAGCTCTGGAAGGCAAGGCCGGTAACCGCCTCAGCATCCAGATCCTGAAGGAAACCGTTGAAGCCAAGACTCGTAGGCTGTCGGCACGTTGGACCTTTGAGGCTCAGCAGGACGCACAGGCTCAGCAGGGCATTGACATCGAAGCAGAAATCATGGCTGCTCTTGCACAGGAAATCACCGCAGAAATCGATCAGGAAATCCTGAACTCGCTGCGTATGCTTCCAGGTGCAGCAACTGCCGTGTACGACCAGGCAAACGTGTCGGGTACTGCTACTTTCGTCGGTGACGAGCACGCAGCTCTCTCGGTTCTGATCAACCGTCAGGCAAACCTGATCGCACAGCGCACCCGTCGTGGCGCAGCTAACTGGATCGTCGTCAGCCCAACCGCTCTGACCATCCTACAGTCGGCTACCACTTCGGCATTCGCACGTACCACTGAGGGCGTGTTCGAGGCTCCAACCAACACCAAGTATGTTGGTACCCTCAACAACTCGCTTCGCGTGTACGTTGACCAGTACGCACAGGACAACACTCCTGTTCTCGTTGGTTACAAGGGCCAGGGCGAAATCGACGCAGCAGCTTACTACTGCCCATACGT